CGGATCGGAGCTATGCCGCCACAGGCCGCTACAACGCCGATCTCGGCGTCACGGGCAGCAAGGGCTAGCGCGCCATCGGATGCTGCAGCGGCGCCATCCGTAGCCGGTGGATGTTGCCGGGTGCTTCGGCAGGATCATCCAGCGGGATCATCGTGTAATCGTCGCAGCCGTGCTGCTCCGCGAAGGTGGTGGCAGCGATGTGGGTGGTGAACGGTCCGATATGCCACGGACCAATGCGGAGGATGTAAGTCATGGGAGGAGGATAGGGGCGCCGAAGCGCCCCCGGTGGGGGTCATGCCCACTCGACGGAGCACCCCCAGTCAGCCAGCTCCTCCAGCACCCAGCCGATCTGGCTCTTGGGGTAGAGAACCGACTGGGGCAGGATGTCACCAGCACGCGATGCCAGCCACTTGCGGCCAGCCTCGGTCTGCGCGCTAACGGCGACCTGAGTGGCGCTGAAGCCTTTGCCGGTGCAGAGAATGTCAGCCATGGGATCAACCCCCGAAACTGAAAGAACAATACCCCGCCGACAGGGCACAGTGCCCCGGATGCAGGGCACGTTAACAAACTGTCACACAGGCTGATCCCGTCTCACCCGCTACCGTTTAACCAGCCGGGGCTGCCGCCCATGCGGGCGTACATCGTGGAGATCACCGCCAAGGTGCTGGTGCGCTCCGAAACCGATCCCGAGGAGCTGCCGGCTGACATTTACTCCCAGATCGCTGAGTTCGTCCACAACGAGGAAGATCTCCTAGAGCTGGGCATCGAGCTGTTCACCCTCCCCGTAGACCTGTGTGGATCAGCACCACATTGACGAAACCCGGCTGGTCACCCGTCGATCGGCGCGTGATCAGATCCACCTCCGCTGGGGATATAGGTGCGCCTACTGCAACGATCCCCTCGGCCGCAGTCCCACCCTCGATCACGTCGTTCCTAAGGTCCACGGTGGCCTGACGGTCCGCGAGAACTTGGTCTCCTGCTGCCTGATGTGCAACAGCCAGAAAGGCCACAAGCCATGGGTGGACTGGTATCGCGCCCAACCGTTCTGGTCGGCGCTTGGCGAATGGGCGATCGTCCAGTGGATCACCAGCCACTCAGAACATCGTCAACCAAATAGTGGCGAGCAACATGCCGCCTAGCCAGGTCATCCCAAACACGACCACCAGCGGGGTCTTCATGGCCGCAGCATCTGATTGAGGTAAATCTCCGCCTGGAACCAGTCCGAGCTATACCGGCACACGCCACCGACACAACTCCGGTAGTACACCTCACCCTTCACAGGCATCAGCACCTCGATGTAGCCGCCGTCTCGATCAGTCCGGCTGATCACTTCAGGTCCGAACATTGCCGTGCCTCCTCGCGATGGATCCATGTCTTTAGGCCTGCCACATAGTCGCGCAGCACCTGCGCCTGCTGGAGATGCCATCCATCGCCCGACGCAAACCAGAGCCGGTTGTGCCGGTCGATTGCCTGCAGCGATTGATGGATGAGCACATTCCACGGCTCACGGATAGGCGTGTTGAACTCACGCTTTGACACGGCGACCTGGCGGCCTCTATCAGTCTGCCGCCGGCAATGCCCGCTGGAAGAAGTCGCAACTCACCGCGTAGCGCCCGCCACTTCGCTTGCTTTCCGGCAGCAGCAAATCGCAACGCTGTGTGCTCATCTCCCACTGGATGCAGTCCCAGCACATCACGCTGGCCGTCTCCGGTCTGATGCTGGCCACCGCCGCCTGGAAGACTGCCTCAGCCTTCAGCAGCGCATCGTGCAGGCTATTGGTGCCAGTGTCCACCTCGACCTGGTGCTCAGCCTTCGGACCAAGAATCACGCGCGCGTGCCATGTCCGATCGATGCGGTCGCACACCAGCAGTAATCGGCCAGCGTGCAACCTGATCATTCATCCTCTCCATAGCTCGGCTGGTGATACAACCGCTCGAGCTGCATCGATAGCGGTTCATCGGCCTGCGTGATGTCGATCGGATCGCTCTGATCCCGCACGATGAAGACCATCCGAGAGCCGTGGCGCTTCACCACCAGCAGGCCGATGCGCTCGCTGCGGCATAGGATCCGCAGCGCTTGCCGCTCAAGCCAGTTCAGGCGGAGATGTTCGAGCATGACTCCATCTTGGCAATGAGTCGATTCAGATACCACTCCGCTTTCAGGGCATCCTCGAGCGCGTTGCCCTTGAGCCACATGCGGATCATGTACTTGAGCGCCTGCCCCTGCAGGTATGCCGGGACCATGTGCGGTGCATCGGCGATCACCGACTCGATGAAGTCGATGGCCTCGATGGTGCCCGCCTGATAGTGCGGGGGGTGGTTCACGAGGTCGCTTGCTGTTCTGCGTTCTTCCATTTCTTGCGGGTGATGATGTTGTGGATGTGGGTAAAGCTGACCCCATAGATGGCGGTCAGCTGTTTGATTGTCCAGCCGCTGGCGTACAGCTTGCGGATGTCGATGGCGTTCTGCGGCGTCAATACAGCGTTGCCGGGCACATGGCCTGGCTTGAAGCTGGTGCTGGTTGGCGCCTTCACCGCCACTTCTCACCCATCAGCACCTGGCGGCACACCTCAATGGCCTGCTGCGCCTGCTTCTGCGTCATCACCGATTCGGCCTCATCCATCGCCTTCACCACTCGGTCGAGCAGTGTGGCGTAGTCCGTGTCGCGGAAGTTTGCGGCGATGTCAAGCGCAAACTCCTCCCACAGGCCGGTGAGGGTGCCACGCAGTGGATGGCCATACGGCAACTCCTGACGGCCGCTGCGTTGATACAGCGCCTCCATCATGTCGGCGCGCTGCTGGTCGAGTTGCGTGGCGGTCATTCGTCGAGGTACTTGCGAAGGTGTAGCAGTTCAGCGCAGAGCTGTTCGCGGTTCTTGATACCGCAGGTGTTGTGCAACTGATCGATGCGGATGTCGATCAGCAGGCGGAGGCGATCACGTTCTGATGCCTGGCCAGCTTTGAAGGTGTTGCTGCCTTCGAGCAGGCTATAGAGGCGAGCACGGACAGCATCGTTCATCGGCTCTGCAGGGCGATTTGAATAGCAGCTTGGAAATAGCCGGCCATCTTCATGCGGCGATATTCGCCACTGGCCTCCTCTGATTGTTTGTCCTCGATCAGGTCGTAGTTGTGCCTGGCTTCTTGGAGTGCGGCCAGCGTTTCGATGTTGAGCATGTCCAGCTCAGATCGGCTGAGATCATTCACCTTGTCCAAGTGGATGACTTTCGCGAGGATGAACGAACGATGGAAGGGAACAATGGATTGGTCTGGGGTCATGATGCAACTTCGATTTCAGCGGATGGCCAGCGGTTCTGGGCGTAGCGGATCGCAGCACCGACGTTCTCGGCGCGAGTGATCCAGAGCATCGGCCGAGCGCCGCTGGGATAAATTAGGAGGCGATACTCCTTGGTGCGGGCACCGTTGCGTGGCCTGCTGATGCCCTCGCCGTAAACGCCCTCATCCTCGGGATCGGTGCGCCACTGAAAGGCGATCGGAGAGTTAGAGGTAGACATTCGGATCGGTGACAGATTCAGGATTGAGCCATTCGATCTGATTCCACCAAGGGAGCCATGTATCGGCGGCGATCAGCTTGGCCTCGGTCAGGCTGTGCGCCAGTACGCACTCGACGACGTTGGCGGACTTGATTGTGAAGTAAAAGCGGCGGGGGGTCACTTGCGCACCTCGATGTAGGACTGGGTGCCGGAGTGCGTAGCGCCTGCTTGGTTGCCGGCCTCGATGCCGATCATGGCGAAGAGGGCAGCGACGACAAGGAGGCAGATGGCGTTGTTGATGCGGTTGATCATTGGATTGAAGTGATAGGTGGATGGGAGCCAAGGATGGCTCAGGCGGCAACGAACGCCTCGACTTGACGGCGGTCGTACCAGCGATCGCCGTTGCCAGCAATCTCGACAACCAGCAGGGTGCCCCAGAACTCGATGAACTGATCAATCGTGTAACCGGCTTTCTCAAGGGTGTAGAGGATGTTGCCGGCGTGGATCAGGTGAGCGGGGTTGGTCATTGGCTTAGTGGGTTGCCGATGACGTAATTATGCACCGCCTACGGGGCACATGCCACAGGCGTGTGACAGTTCTTCACACGGCCTCAGCGCCCACTGCCAGCTCCACCGGCACCCGCAGTTCTGGCTTGCTCTGCCCCTTGACGCGCCGCCCCCAGCCGACCACCGCCGGGCTGACAGGCAGCTCGACCGTGAACCAGACATGGCCGCAGGCATTGCAGCCACGCTTGCGCACCGTCACCTCGGCGTCGCGGTTGTTCGTTGCCATTGCCTTGATGTCACCACTGGAGCATCTGGGGCACTGCATTGCTATCGTGAGATGTACCCCACTGGTCTAGCACAATGCAGTTCGGTGAGTGGATGGCCGTCACCCTTTCGGCAGAGCAGCAGTTCGAGATCGAAAAACATGCCCGCGCTCTGCTCAACAGCAAAGACGCGGGCACCATGGCCGTCGCTCTCTATAAGCAGGCCTGCTACCAGCAACAACTGCTCCAGCAGGCCGTCAACGAGATCGCGCGGCTCGAATGTGAACTGATGGGGCGTTAGAACATGTCGTCGCTCACGTCGACCACCACGCCATTAGTGGCCGCGGCCAACTTCTGCGCAGCATCACCGGGATCCACCCAGTCGCGCGGCGGCTGTGCCACGGCACTCACATAGGCCAGTCCCTTCTGGCTGGTCTTCTTCCAGCCGCTGATCGGCACCTGGACGCTGCCGTACTGGTCGGGCGTTTGACTCATCACAAAGCGGCAGAAGGCATCCAGCTCCTCCACTTTGATGTTCATCATCCCACTGAAGTCCACCTTGCTTTCAGGCTTGGTCGACTTGAAGATGCTCAGGTTCAGCTTGAAGCTCATGGTTGTTCGTTGGTAATGGTGTTGGCCTGTTCGTATTGCTCCACCCCGGCCAATGGGTAGAGCACGAAGCCTGGCGTGCGGAAATACGCCGGACCCTTATTAGCCTTGCGCCAGCGCATCAGCGTGTCAGGGTGCAACCCCCATCGCTGTGCAAGCTGGGTGGCAGTCAGGTACTCAGAAGAGTTCATCGCTCTCAGGTTCGGGTGCGGGTGCAGGTGCCGGCTCGGGGATGGCGGCGTTGAGATCAGCGACCTGATCGCTCACGGTCACCGGCTGGATGTCGACCACCTCCTCCTGGCTCTGCATCCCGAGCAGGAGATCACTGGCATAGAGGCGACCCCAGAACGCTGCGGCGCGATAGCGGATCATCAGCTCGGGCATCGTCTGCCACTTGCTGCCCGCCTTGGTCGCCCAGCCTTCCTTCTTCGCCATCGCCATGGTGATGGTCGGTCCCTTCAGCTCTTGCCCGCTGGCGAGATCCTTGGCGATCGCGTAACAGGCCAGGCTGTCGCCGCTGCCGCTCAGTTCGAACCGCAGCGGACTGAACCGACCGCAGCCGTTCACCATCGCAATGATGAAGCTGCTGCTCCACGATGGGCGGCCATGGATCACATGGAGGTGCTGCATGGCCAGGAATGGACTGATGCCCATTCGGTTGGCGATCTCGAGCGCGACCAAGCAGTTGGCGAACCCTTGCTGGCCTTGAAACTGTGGCGGGATCAGCGTGCTGCTGGCTAAGGCTTTGGCAATCCGCTGGGCATCCTCGAAGGCTTGGATGCCGCTGAACACCGAGCCGGAGCTGGTGGTGGTGAGTGCTGTGGATTCCATCAATACATCTCGATCTCGGTGGTCTGTGTGGTGGCCTCGCCGGTCATCCATGCCGGCAGGCTGATCGGTTCAATACGATCGCTGTAGGCAGGCCAGCGGCCATTGGATTTGCACTCGGCCAGCGCCTGGAGGTCGCGCATGGCAGTCTCATAGCCGCGCTCGATCATCTGCTCATCAGCGGCATAGACACCAACCGCGAACGGTGGCTTCTTCTCCACTGCGATGAAGATAAATCCCGACGGTCGCTTGCCATAGGCAGCCTCAATGCCCGCCATGTACCAGCCGGCTTGAACGTGATACCGCCACTTCGCGATGCTGCGGCGAAACTCCCGCGGACTGGCGTCTTCGGTGGTCTTGAGATCCACCACGATGCCGCCATCCTCTGTGATCCAGTCCGGCCGGCATTTGCACTGAAGGCCGGTGGTCGGCTCCGTCCACATGTGCGTGGTCTCAGCCTCCCCGGCTATACCGAGCAGCAATGCAGCAGCTGGATGGCCGAGCACTGCTCTGCCCATGTGCATCACCAGATCGGCATCTTCTCGGCTCAGCACGGTGCGGCCGTTGGCCTCAGCCTCGAACGCTGCCCATGCCTCCTTGCCGGCCTTAGTGCGGCGATCAAGGCCATCAGGGGCGACGATGTAATCGGCATCCCATTTGTGCAGTTCGAGCACATGGGTGTGGACTGCGCTGCCGATGCGCATTGCTGGCGTCGGCTCGGGGATGACACGCTTCTGGTCGATGTAGCGCGCCCAATAGTGCAGCGGGCTACGCGCGATGAGATCCAGATGCGACTTTGAGATCGCAGGGTGCGCGTGATAATCGGCGTTCTCCATAGGGTGTGGCGACTTGCGCGATCCTATAGCCTGATGCGGTCAAGTGCAACCCCATGCAGCTCCGTAGCTATCAGCAGCGCGCCATCGACGATCTCCGCAATGCCTACCGCTTCGGCTATCGGGCGCCACTGCTATGCCTACCGACCGGCGGTGGGAAGACCTGTGTGTTCGCCGCTATTGCAAAGCAGGCTGCCGATCGAGGTCGACGTGTTCTGATCTTGGTTCACCGTCGGGAGCTAATCAAGCAAGCCTCAACCAAACTCCAGTGGATCGGTGTCAACCACGGCCTGATCGCTGCAGGCATCGAGCCATCGCCTGCCGCCGTGCAGGTGGCCTCAGTCCAGACCATCGCGCGGCGCCTATCAGCCATCGACTGGCAGCCAGATCTCATCATCATCGACGAAGCGCATCACGCCACTGCAGGCCAGTGGGATCGCATCCTGCAGCATTGGCCATCCGCCTACCGCCTGGGCGTCACCGCCACACCATGCCGCCTCGATGGCCGCGGCCTCCGCAGTGCGTTCGATCACTTAGCCCTCGGTCCATCAGTTGCTGAGCTGATAGACGCTGGCTACCTCAGTCATTCCCGCATCTACGCGCCACCACTGGTGGCCGATCTATCTGGCATCCGCACACGTGCTGGTGACTACGCCAACGACCAGGCCGCGGCAGCCATGGATCGCCCCACCGTCACAGGTGACGCCATTGCGCACTACCAGCGGCTCGCTGCAGGCCAGCAAGCGATTGCGTTCTGCTGCAATATCGCCCACGCCGAATCCGTTTGCGCTGCGTTTCTGGCCGCAGGCATCCGCGCGGTACTACTCCTTGGTACCACCACCGACCGCGATCAGGTCGTTGCAGACTTTGGCGCCGGTCTGGTGCAGGTATTGGTGACCGTCGATGTGGTCTCAGAAGGCTTTGACGTGCCCGCTGCCAGCGTTGCCATCCTCCTGCGCCCTACCAAGTCCCTCGGCCTCTACCTGCAGCAAGTCGGGCGCGTGCTACGGCCAGCGCCTGGTAAGCAGGCTGCGCTGATCCTCGATCACGTTGGCAACGTCACCCGCCATGGTTTCCCGGATGATCATCGCGACTGGACGCTCGACGATGGCATCAAGCGCACCACCGGCACAGCAGCGCCATCAGTGCGCACATGCCCCGAGTGCTACGCCGCTTTCAAGCCGCAACCGCAGTGCCCAGTCTGTGGCGCACAATGCGCACCGATCACGAACCGCAAGATTCAGCAGCTGGCAGGTGAGCTGCAGGAACTAAAGCGCGTCAATGCCCAGCTCCGTGCCGAGGAGCAGCTAAGCAATCGACGACAGCGGGCAGCCGCCCGCACCCTCGCGCAGCTCCTCGCCTTAGCCAAGGAACGCGGCTACAGTCCCGGCTGGGCGTACCTGATTTATCACGCCAGGAACAGGTAAAGTGGTGCGCCCCTGCGCGCGCTAACGCCAAGGGCATGACCACCCGCTACTACGGATGATGGCTGATCCTATTGCGCTTCCCAGTCTTGAACAACTGAAGCAATTATTTGATTACAAAGATGATACCGGGGAACTTTTTTGGAGAATCAACCGCACAGGCGGCACCAAGGCAGGTGATGTGGCAGGGTACATAAGCAACCTCGGCTATCGAGTCGTAAAAGTTAAAGGACGCCTCTACATGGCACACCGCTTAATCTGGAAGATCAGACATGGAGATATTCCCGACGGAGCGCAAGTCGATCATATTAATGGCAGCAAGGCCGACAACAGGCTTGAAAACTTGAGGCTTTGCTCTGGCAGCGAGAATTGCCAAAATCGAGCCGCAAACAGTAGAAACAAGTCTGGCTATAAAGGCGTCTATTGGTGGAAGGCCCGCCAGGCGTGGCGCGCCGACATTGAGGTCGATGGCCGCCATAGCTATCTCGGCACCTTCCCTACCCCCGAACTGGCCCACATGGCCTACTGCAAAGCTGCGGCAGAATTGCATGGCGAGTTTGCGCGGGGTGCGTGAGCAATCCTGAGACCGACATTCAGCAGCGCATCCGCTTGGCAGTTGGCACCCGATCCGATCTCCGCCTGTTCCGCAATAACACCGGCACCCTGCCCGATCCACGCACTGGCAGGCCGGTCCAGTTCGGCCTGGCGCGCGGCTCCGCAGACCTGATCGGCTGGCGCACCATCACCATCACACCCGAGATGGTCGGGCAGCGCGTTGCCATCTTCACCAGCATCGAGGTGAAGACCACCACAGGGCACCTCACTCCCGCGCAGCAGGCCTGGATGGGCACTGTCCGAGGCGCTGGTGGCATCGCTGGGGTCGCGCGCTCAGTTCGAGACGCAGAAGAAATCTTGAGATAGCTTGCCAACCTTGCCAACCTCGAGCAGTATCTGACGGCCTTGAATCCGTCAGTTGTCATCCCTGCTCGATCAGCTAGCCGCACTCCCCGATCACTGGGGATTCGTGGCAGTTGGCCACGGCAAGCGCCCCTACCAATCCGAGTGGCAGAAGAACCCCCTCACCAAACAGCAGCTCACCGTTGAGATCGACGCCGGCCGCGCAGTTGCTATCGGCGTCATCGCCGGTCCCCAGTCCGGTGGCCTGCTATTCGTTGATCACGACGGCATCAGCGCTGGCGAGATCCTCGACAAGCTCGGCGTTCCCCTGCGCGATCTGCCCAAATCCTGGGCAGTCACCTCCGGCCGTGATGGTCGCCTGCAGATCATCTACCAAGTCCCGGAACAGTACTGGTCTGGCATCCGTACCCGGAAATTAAAGACCGGCAAATCTGATGAGGAGGGCAAGCCTGAGCAGCTCGAACTGCGCTGGACCGGCTGCCAGTCCGTTGTCGCTGGCGTCCACCCAACCACTGGCGCGTATCGCTGGCTGAAGGGTCGCGAACCTAGTGACCTGCCCCTCGCGGAGGCACCCATCGCTCTAATCGAGCAGATGTTGCCACAGGAGCCGCCTGCCCCGCAGCCATTGCTGCCCGTACCCCCGCCCCGTCAATCAGATCGCACCGATGAAGACTGGGCACGCATCTGGCTAGATGCGCTCAGCTCCTCCCGCGCGGACGATTACGACTACTGGATCGAGATCGGTCAATGCCTCCACAGCGTTGGCGAGCACATGCTGGCCGATTGGGAGGCCTGGTCTCGGCAATCAGCGAAATGGGAGGCTGGCACTTGCGAACGCCATTGGCGCAGCTTCACCGCAGACGGCAAGCGTGATATTCGCCATCTGTGCAACCTCGCCAAGGAAGACGGCTGGCAGCCGAAGCAGCGGCAGCTAAAACCCGTCAACGCAAAGCCACTTAGAACCTCAGCAACGGCACCGGCAGAGGCCGAAGAGTTCCGCGCAATCGACAAGCCCGAAAAGCTGGAAGCCAAGCAACTCCTCGCCCTGTTGCGCATTCCCGAAAGCGACTCGTCACCCAAATTCCGTTACAACATCTTCACCCAGCAGATCGAAATCCGTGGTGCGGTAGCTGAAGGTGTTGAACGTTTCTACCTGCAACTCGCGCAAGAGGGCTACAAGGTCTCCAAGGAGATGGCACTCGACTGCCTCGTGGAGGTAGCGCGCGAGAACCCATACGACCCCGTGAAGCTCTACCTCGAGCACGTCGCAGCAGAGGTGCCCCCCACCTATATCGATCGCCTTGCATCGACCTATCTCAGGCCTGTTGATGCCGATCTGAAGGAGCCGACCCTCTACGACATGATGCTCAAGAAGACGCTGATCGGTGCAGTTCGGCGCATCTTCGAACCTGGCTGCAAGCACGACTATGCCTGTGTGCTGATGGGTGATCAGGGCGCCCGCAAGTCATCGTTCTGGGCAGCGCTCGGTGGTCCCTTCTTCTCCGATGCGCTCCGCGACATCAGCTCCAAAGACGATCTGATGGTCCTCCATCGCTCCTGGATCATGGAGTGGGCAGAGCTAGATCACATCACCAGCAAGAAACACGCCGGGCAGGTGAAGGCCTTCCTCAGCCAGTCCACCGACATGTTCCGCGTGCCCTACGGCAAGGCCACTGAGGCCTTCCCCAGGCGCTCGATCATTGTCGGCTCCACCAACCGCGAAAGCGGCTTCCTGGTCGATGAAACAGGCAACCGCCGCTTCTGGGTGATCCCTGTCACCTGCACCATCAGCAAGCCCATCGATGTGCCCAATCTGCTGCTCGAGCGCGACTCGATCTGGTCCGCCGCAGTCGCCGCTTACTTGGCCGGTGAGCCCAATGAGCTGGCCGTTGAGCACCAGGCCGCCGTCGAGGCCGAGAACATCAGCTATCTGGTCGAGTCGCCATGGTCGGCACCCATCCAGAAATGGCTGACCGTCAACCTCGGCAGAGCCATCACCAGCGAGGTGCTGCTCAACGAGGCGATCCTCAAACCAGTCGAGCGGCAAACCAGATCCGACCAGATGCAAGTTGCGACCATCTTGAGAGACCTGGGATACCGAAAGCGGCGGCAGACCATCGATGGCGCTCAGAAGTGGGTGTTCTTCCAACCTGCTGAGCAGAGGTAGGCAAGGGCAAATCCGCTGCGCTGCATGGCTTCTTCCTATCTTTCTAACCTTCTATCCTTTATAAAAGAATATATAATATAAGAGTAGGGAAGGGGGGGGGAGGGGTATTTCCTAGCTCCTAAGACAAAGGTCGGCAGGTCAGCAGGTCGGCAAGGCCGTGGATGGCGTCAAACTGGGTGCATGACCACCATCCGCCTGGACATCAAGTCGGAGCTGCCCACCGCCATCCGGTGGACCGACACCATGACGAAACAGCTTCCGTTCGCCATCAGCCAGGCCTTGAACGCCACAGCGTTTGACATGCGCACGGCGATGAACGGCGCCACTCGCCAGTACTTCAAGAACCCGGTGGCCTTCACCCAGCGCGCCTTCTTGGTCAACAGGTCGAGCAAGCGCAACCTCGAGGCCGAGGTGTACGCCGAGCGTCGCCGTGCCCGATACCTGCGCACGCTGATCAGCGGTGGTGATCGTGGGCAGAAGCCGGTGGAGCTGCGCTACCTCGCCAAGGCTGAGGCGACCATGCCGAAGGGTTCGGTGCTCGTGCCAGCAGCGATCAACCTCACGGCCGCTGGGAACGTCTCCTTGGCCACTCTGAAGCGCATCGAGAGCCAGATAGCCACGAAGGGGAAGAACAGCGTCTTCCTGGGGCGTCCAGACGGCGCTGGGAGGCCTCCCGGTGTGTACCAGCGGACGGCCAAGGGAAAACTGCGCCCGCTGTTCATCGCTGTGCCCCGTGCGCGCTACGGCAAGATGTTCCCCATGGCCGAGATCGGGCAGAAGGTGATCGACCGTCGCTTCGGCGATTACCTGCGCAGCAGCCTGGAGAAGGCGGTGGCCTCGGCTAGGTGACCCCCCCTCCCCCCATCGTGCGGGTCCTTCCGGGAGTATTTGTCGCGGGTCGTCCAATCG